CCGGAAACTGTGGTGCTTAGAGGTGCACTCAACTATTTGCAGTCCTTGCCAGTCCCTCATTCGAGAGACGACAGGTGCTTGCGATAGGCCTACTCTACTTGAGACCAGGGTGATTAATCCTGATCTCTCGATGTTTCTGGTTTATTCCATGAAACAAGTGCCCCCCCTCCCGTCCGACGGACGGTACTCAAGGCCTCGTTGAGATTCCCATTCGGTTTCGTAGTCTTACCCAAAGCTTGAAGAACTCAAGAATTGGAGCTACAGCCACCTCCTTAGATCGTCGCAACGCCCTAACAGCCGAAGGGGGGATTAAATCCACCTTCTCGGATGCTTTAACGACTTGTGCGAAAATCGCACTCGTCTGCACCGGATTGAACTTTACGTCCAATCGCTGTAGGTGTTTCATAGATTCCTCAGCCAGGTCGATAGACTTTTGCGCTGAAGCTAGAGCCTTGTTAGACTCTGCATCAACCAGTCGCCCCGCGGTGTCCCATTTACCTGTCTCCGAAAAGAACAGGTCGGGTTGCATATCATCGATACGCTCCCGCGCAGGCGTCAGGACCTCAGTCATCAGGCCGGTGGCCCAAGGATTGAACCTGATTAAGTCAGAAAGCTGAGAATACTCTACCTTCTGACTCGCTGAACGCGACATGAGCCAATCAAGCCATGTCGGCATCGCAAAGCGGCCTCCGGTTGCCGGCTGAGTCAAGAGCACCAATAAAACTTTTAGTCTTTTCGGGACGGCGTCCCAAGGACTATCGGTCTTAGAGGCTCCCTTGAAACCGACCCCAAGAGCACGTACGAAGTTCGCTAGTGATCCGGAAGGGTACCACGCTGATAAGGCGTGGGCGACACCTGCACAATGCTGGGCTGCTGCCCAGAACTTTACAGGTAACCCGCTAACATGTTCTCCCCGAAAGAAGAACTTCTTAGCGAATTCGAGAGTTTTACCTCTCGCCTCCAGGGATTTCGCAATCCCAATACCCAACCCAATCATGTCGCAAAGCTTCCGGTACTCCCGAGCTACTCTGTCGTCGGCGATGACTATGTCGTCACCTAGGACAGCATATCGGTCGAACCATCCAGCGTCCCCCGCTCTGTAAGAAGCAAATTGCACCATAGCATGATGCGTCAGAGCTAGCATAGCCCAACTCGAAAGGGCTCCCATTGGCTGCCCTACGGCATACCTCAGGTTCTTTCCTCTGGTTCCCAGTTTCGCTGCCCGGACGTGATTAGCGCCCAGGTAGTAATCCCGGTTACAGAGCAATGCCCTCCAAGTTGAAGCAAAGTGTCTCCCAAAGAACTGCCATAACAGCAGTCCCTGAAGGAGGACGGGTAGCCTATCCGTCGCTGCACTTAGGTCAAAAGAATAAATCTTCTGATCAAACTCTAGATCTTTTAGTAACCTTTTCACAGGTCCTAATTGATCGAAAGTTCCATCTTGAGGGATCTCCCGTAATACGGAAAAGATCCACTCGTGCAACGGTTTCAATGCTACTTGCGTCCAATAATCCACCAAGGCGAAAACCCGGGCTTTGCCCGCGGGTTCTATCTTTACAGATAGTCGACCATTGGCCTTTGATCCGTTACCATAGTCCAGCGTCTTTGCGTAGGCGAGCCGCCCGCGCTCCGATTCCGGACGTCTGATCCGTTCAAGCATCCCTGAGGACGCTCGTTCGGAGACCAAAGGTGTAGCCTCCGCCACCTCAAGCATTTGTGTCCACAAGGATTTCGTCGTACCAGTACCTCCCGGTGTTACCGAGAGATACCGAAACAAACTCCATCCCCATGAGCCTGAGGTCCAACGCTTCGCAGCGTTGAACCGACATCCGAATGAGGTTGATGGACCAACTTCTCCTGCTTCCCAATCAACGCTAGGAAGGTCGGCAGAAGCTTTCATGATGGGAAACACTGACGGGCGCCCCAGGACGTCGGTCCCAACGTCGAGGAGCTTCTCGCCTACATGCACTTCCAACCCCCGAATAAACCTCGTACGCACAAACGTCCGCCACTCCTTAAGGAACTCTCGTGAGAGAAGTTTCCCGGGGTCGGTGATAGACGCCAACTTGTACTTTGGCTTAATCAGAAGAATTCTGTACATGCCCAACAGCGTCAGCCAGAACCGAATGGTCGCAACGTCTCCCCTTCGAATGAAGCCCCGCGCGAACGCGGGTATCACTCTAGGGAGTCCGTTACCACCTTTGGCCACAGCCACACTCGAGATCGCTCGCGAGTGGACTTTCAGTTCTGACCCGGGCACTCCCTGCATTAGCAAGGTGTGCGCGGTTTTCAGATATTGGACTAGTCCTTCTACACCCTGCTTCCGTACCATATTCGCAACCCACTTTGCGAAGGTTGCCAGTTGGATAACCTTACTTCGAGTAGGCCTACCTGAAACCAATCGGGCCCATGAAATCATGGGTTCCAAAAGGTTCCGCCAGACTTTTAAATCTGGCCGCCAATGAACTAGTTTAGAGCTTACCCTAAGATTTTCAATCTTTAGTAAGTTAAAGAGCATTTTATAAGATAAATCTTGTAATTTGCCTAGTTCACCTTCGGTTTCCTCTTCCCTTTCGGGTTGAGGGCCGCAGGCGCTCCTGAGCGGAGGCAGTAGGTTCTGCTGAAGGGTTCCTAATGGCAACCCCCACTTATTCCACGTCCCCGGCTTTCCTTCATGACAGTCGACGACCATCAATCCCAGTCCACCTTTTACGCTTCCTAAGTGAGAGCTCCAAAGGTACCTTCACTCTCATCATCCCAGAGGGAAGATGAAGATCCTGGGTACTCTTTCCTTTGTGTTACCATCCACCAACTAGTGGACTTTGGGAAACAAACATTTCTATCTGCTTCCTACTCATCGCTATGAAGGTTTCAAGCAATACTCCGGTTGGAGTAGACCTCTCATTTTATTACGTTACTACTTTCGACAGGGCTAAAGCCGTAGTCGGAATCTGTACCTCGTAATGCCTATTAACGTCAACGACGCGTTCAGTCACCCGTTTTGGCCTGGGAATCCCGACGAACTCGCCCCACCTATCCTCGTGACGCAGCTCTCTACTCTTACGTAGAGTCCGTTGTTAGCGTTTGATTAGCTGAGTACAGTTCTTCGTCCCAGTCTCCACGATGGAGTCTCTACTGATTTGTGAATCTAGTAGGGGCCTTCAACATAAGGCGCCCGACATCCCAACGCTCGCTCCCCGTAGCAGGTATCGCTCCTGTAGCGGGTATTCGAGGTCCGTGCTCCGGGGGATTGCTCCCCCGTAAAGCTAGGATCGGGACTCACCTAACTAGTCGAAAAGCCGACCGGACAGCGCTTTGTTAGCGCCCCGCGAAGTTTCGACATTATTGCTAGGTGAACCAACCCTAACTCCGTTCTTGAGGCGGTGCCTCTACTTGAGTTAGTCGAGACCGACGTGCCTATGAATCCGGTAAACCTGCCTTCCGACGGAAGGCTCCGGCCCCTATTTCGACCCAGATGACGGTCTGTCATCACTCCCTCGGTTTCCGGAGGGAGCCGCATCGATCCTTCGGGATTGCGGTCATCAACCAGACCGGTGCTTAGAGTCCTTGGTCAGGACCCCGTGCACGTGTCTACTATAAAGACGATT